ATGTTAATAAACAAAGTAGCGGGTGCGTTTATAACTCCATTATGTGTTCCGTTGTCGTCGAGTTCTAAAACACCGTCTGCACTTACTAACTTTGTTGCAGTCACTGTGCCGGTTACGTCTACATTTCCCTCAGGTTTCAACCCTATCTCAACCACAGCACCGCTACTGTTTTCCGTGTACAGCCTTCCGTTTTCTGTGTCTACTGCAAGCTCACCTCTTACTATGTCTGAGGCTGCTGGAGCATCACCGCCAAATTTAGTTACAATTGTTGTAGCCATTGTTTAATTTCCTCTTTAGTAAGTGCCGCCTGAGAGCGTACCTGTTGTCATATTGTCTGCGTTTAGTGTTGAGTTTGATTGTAGTGCTGAGTCTGCCAAACCGCCCTGTGTTGACGTAGCGTAAGCCGTAGAAGCCGTTGTTGCTGCAGTCCCTAAGCCTAGCGTTCCTCGTGCTGTTGCTGCGTCTGCATCATCAATTAAAGACGCACCGTAAGTTGACACTGCAGAAGCTGCCAGTGCTGCGTCTGCTGTTGCACCCTGTGTTGACGTAGCTGCATCAGTAATACCGTAGCCAGACAGTGTAGTCGGTGTAGAACTAAGCTCATCAAAAGTCAAGCCGGAACTTGCGTCAACCCAGGCAGAACCATCGTAAACCCTCATGACGTCCGTGTTTGAATTGTAGTACAACGCACCAGTGACTAAAGCGTCACCGTCGTTGTCTACAGTTGGGTCAGAGGTTTTAGAACCTAAGTACCTGTCGTCGAACGAGTCTAGGGCTGCTGCTGCTGATGCTGCGCTGCTTGCTGCCGCTGTTGCGCTAGAAGCTGACGCTGTTGCACTGTTAGACGATGCTGTTGCGGAGGTTGAAGCGTTGGACGCTGATGTAGAAGAATTAGACGCAAACGTTGAAGAATTGTCTCTAGCGGTTTCAGCAGCAGCTTTGGCAGTCTCTGCGTCAGCTTTGGCAGTCTCTGCGGCAGCTTTGGCAGTTTCTGCGGCGGTTTTTGCGACTTGAGATTTAGCATTGTAGTGTAGTGAAGAGTATCCAGTAGTTGTTGTGTCTGCCAGTGTGTACTGGGTGTCTTCCGCTGTTACTGCTAACTTCGACGCATCAGCCGCACTGTTAGAAGCTTCACTTGCTTTTGTAGTTGCAGTAGAAGCAGAACCAGAAGCTGCTGAAGCTTGACTTACTGAAGTGTCTTTAGCAGCTTCAGAAGCAGTCTTAGCTGTCTCTGCAGCGCCTTGAGCAACAACTGCAGCATCTTTAGCAACTACTGAAGCGTCCTTAGCTACTACTGAAGCGTCTTTAGCTACTACTGAAGCGTCCTTAGCTACTACTGAAGCGGCTCGCGCCGCCTCTGCTTCTGTGGCTGAACTAGCAGCCTCGTTTGCTTTAGCTGAGGCAGTAAGTGCATCAGTCCCAACTTGAGACGCTACAGCGTCTGTAGTTGCATCACCAGTACCTCCAGTACCTCTAAAGATACCCATAGACTGCTCCAGCTAAAGAAAACAAAAAAGAAAAACTAGGGGCCTCAAAAGAGACCCCCAGTGATACGTTCTTATGCAGAAGGAACTGCGAGAACGAAACCAGCTTCAGGACGGTACACCTGAACACCGAACAGGCAATCAGCCGTGTACAGTGTTGACAAGTATTCCTGCTTGTACTGGGTTTGTGAACGTACTGACTGTTGCTCTGCAAGAACGATAGCGTCCTTGTGGAACAAAAGTGCTGCACGAGTGTCTACAGAAGCTGAAGAGTTCTGGGCAGCAGTTTCGATAGTAGCACAGTTAGCAGATACATAAACATCTACGCCGTACAAGTTACCAATAAGCCCAGACTGAACTGCCTGACCGCCTACGAAGTCAGAAGACACGTAACGATCAATACCCATGATTGCGTTTCGAGTAGCAGGTGGGATAATAAATACACGGTTTTCCATAGGTACGTTATTATCGTCCAACTTCTGAATCATGTCACGGAAGAAGCGGTCAGTAAACTCATCACCTGCAACACCGTCAATAGTGTCATCAGTATACTGAGTAGTACTGTTATTGGTGTTCATGAAACAACCAGTGTGCTGGTAGTCAGTAGGAGCTACTGAACCAGAGAACACAATAGAACCACCGTCGCCAAAACCAGTACCACAAGAGTGGAGGTCAGTGTCGATCTTAGTGGCCAAAGCGTAGCCAGCGTCTTCAGTGTAGAACTGTCGAAGGCTGTTGAGAGCCTGTACTTCAACGATGTCTTCGATGAGTCTTGAGTACTCAAAGTGACGGTCGATGTCAACAGTCAGTTCGCCTTCAGTGTTTGCAATGATAGTAACTGCAGTGTCAGCAGCTTTAGCATTGGCATCGCCACGTACAGGCTTAGGGATGTGAAGCTTGTCACCTTTCTTGCCACTCATAGCGAGTTTTTTGACAAGAGGTGCCATCTTCAGGTTCTTTTGATAAGCAGCGATAATCTCGTCACTCCAGATTTCTGGAATAAACGTAGCCGCTTCCGTCTTTGCAGTATTACCCCCTGCTCCGGGATATGTAGCAGTAGCCATTAGTCTTAATCTCCTTTAGATTATTTGACTCGACCCTCCGCGTATGCTTTTAAAATCTCCTCAGATAAAGCTTGGTAACGCTCAGGGTCTGTTCTCATTAGTTTAATAATGTCGGCCCTACGATACACTTTCTTACGACTACCTTCAGCACTGCCACGTGCATTGCCTGTGTTGGCTGCCTTGATCTGCTGCTTACGTGCCTGTTTTTCAACTTGCACTGTCTGCTGTGCTACTGTCTTACGCTCCTTCCAGAGTGAAAACAATTCGTCAGCAGCTTCCGCATCAAACTGTTGGTCAGCTTGTACAAACAACTGAGTCCTAATCTTTGAAGCTTTAATCCACTCAGCGAACTTATCGTCCTTCAAGATGTCCTGCATGTCTGGGTGCTTGTTATTAAGCGTTGCCAGAGATGACTGTTTCTTGTACTGAGTAGAGTACTCTTGTGCTTCTCTAATCTTAGGATGGTTCTCAATAGCACGATTAACGGCTGCTTGAGGGTCCGTAAAATAATCTATATCGTCTTCAGGCTCAACGTACTGTTGAGGTGCTGTTGGTGGTGTCTGACTAGAAATGTAGTCGTCTACTACCTTACGAAGTTCTCCTACTTCAGAGGACTGACGACCTAAAAGCTTCTCAGCTTCTTGGTGCATGTGTACCACGTCCTCTAAGGACTTATTTTGGTACTTCTCTGGTATTGTAGGTTCTTCTTGAGGTTGCTCAACTTGTTGTTGTTGAATCTCTTGTTCTTCGTTTTCTATGGTTTCTTCTGCATTTTCCTCTTCAGGTTGCATGTCAACCATCGTCGCTTTTGACATAATTAAACTCCGTGAACTTAGTCATTATGGAGACTAGGGTTTTCTACCTGCTTGTTCGTGTTCTTTTACCCACTTCATGTGTCTACCGGGGAAGTCCCCAGTGTGTCCATCAAGTATAAAAGCCGGGGCAGACAGCATCTTTGTAGCACTAGCACCGCACTCGCACCTACTGATTGAGGTACTAGAGGCTACAAACTCTTCATATACGTGTCCGTTGTCACAACGAAAGTCGTATACTTTAATCATCTACTTCTTCTTCCTCTTCTGCTTGCTCTCTGGCTACTGATATAGTATTCTCCAGATTAATCACAGAAGCTAAGGCTGCAACTTGGCCTTTACGAAAGAATAATTCTTCAGAATCTTTAACTGTCTGAATGTCAGCTAAAGTAGTTGCATTATTAGAAAGCTCTTGAGTGAGTTGTTTGAAACCTTCGGAATTGAAGAGTTCGTTGTAGTTGTTGAAGTAAGTTTCAAGCTCAGGCTTCATAAGTTTCCTTTGTTGTTATACTACAGTTATAGTATAGCATATTTTTAGTAAAAAGTCAAGTAGTTATTTCTTGGGCTTTTTCTTTGTCTTTTTGGGTTTAGTAGTGGGTTTGTAGCTTCCGTAAGCCATAGTCTTCTCCTTTGCTGTTTTAGACAGTTCGTCGTAGTGGTAAAGCTTTTTGGAAGAAGCAGTGTGAGTAGCACCTGAGTGTACTTCACCATTAGGCATCTTGTGTGTGCCTCCTGTGTGCTTTCTACCGTCTCTGAAATAATGTGGTACGCCTCTAGCCATTCTACTTCTTCTTTTTCTTTACTGTTCTGGCCGCTTGTTTGAAAGCTTTAGCGGTGGGCGCACCTTTGGCACCCGGTTTACGCATTTTCTCTTTACTACCTGCTGCAATACGCTTACGTTTTGCGTGGATATTATCATATAGACCTGCCACTACCATTTCTCCTTGTTTGCCCAGTACGCTGCTGACATCTTACCCTTTGCAATATTTTTAGCATGACGAGCTTTAAATGACTTGCGTCTGGCTTTATCTTTCTCAGACTTAGGGGCTTTACCCGCACCGCTTACCCCCTGTTGTCCAAACCTAATAGTCTTAACTTGGTCACCTTCTTTAGCAACTACTACGTGCGACTTAGTAGGATGGCTAGGAGTCCTCTTCGGTTGATTGAACCCGCTTACTCCTGCTCTTGCTAGTCTTGGGTCCTTCTCCTTTGGCATTACTGATTTCCTCTAGTTGGTGTCTCAAGTCTGCTAACTCCTGCCATCGGGGCTGGAGAAACTTGTCTACTTGGTTCAGGAGAGCTTGGAGTTCTTTGTCCGTCAACATTTTCTTTACCTTTTACTTGTCTTTCTTTTAGAAGAGTGTCTGCAACGCGCATACGTCGTTCAAACTCTTTGTCTTCTGTGTCTCCTTCACGGAGGTTTCTAGTGACTGCATTAATACGGTCAATCTCTAGTTCCATAGGTACAGCCTGTGCTTCAGCGGCCAACTTAGTAGCTCTAGCGGCAGACTCTTGAGCCTGTGCGCCTAAAGCTGCTGTTTGTGACTGCTGGAACTGTAGCTGTGCCTGTTGTGCTGCCTGTGCCATCTGCTGTGCTTCTGGGTTAGGCTGCATTGCTTGCTGCATTGCTGCAATAAGTTCTTCACGGTTAGACAAGTTCATGTTGTCTATGATGGACTGCACCAGAGTGTTGTACAGAGGTGAGTCTTTTTCCATAGTCTGTAGTAGTTGTACAAGCTGAGTTACTTCGTACTCCCTAGCAATAATGCCTAGAGTGCTGCTTGCGTTGAACTTGTAGTCCGAAACAGGGTAGTTCTCTGGGTCAAACTGCATGTACCTGTAGGCTGCTTTCTTGACAAAGGGAATTAGGAAAGACTGCTGGAAGTTAATCAGTGTCCGCTTATGACGTTTAATAATAGCCCCAAGAGACATACTAATGCCAGCAGCCGTAGCTTCTCCATTAACTGAACCCGCAATTCCAGCTGAGTCAACCGCACCAG